TGTCTTGACGCGCAAGGGCATGCAATCAACGATACAGACATCAATAGTGGGTGACTATGAAGGCGGAAAGAAAACGCTGTTGGGGAGCTGATGAGCAGCAGGAAACAAAAGATAAGCCCGACAACCGAGAAAGCCTTTTCCCAGGAAGATTTTCGGGGGATTTCTCAACGGCTGGCGCGAGAGGATCACACCCATGGAACACCGGCGAATCCATCTGATGCACATGTTGCGGGGGAAGATCCGCACACACAGTACAGATTGGAAAGCGAGGATCATTCACATGAGGCTTCAGGAGTTCCGGGGGGACAGCTTGATCATGGCAATGCGATGGTTGCGGCTTCACTGCAAGACGATGATCATCCACAATACATCAAGCATTCTCTGGCGACTGCAGTCAGCGATTTCCTGGTTGCGTCGGGAGCCGGGGTTCTCGTTAAAAAGACACTCGCCGAAGTCAAGACTATCCTCAGCCTCGGAACAGCCGCCTATACTGCGGCGACTGATTACGTTACCCACGCGCTCGCCACGGCAGCCAATGATTTTCTTGTTGCTTCCGGATCGGGCGTGTTTGTTAAGAAAACCCTTGCTGAGGTTAAGACGATTCTTGGCCTTGGCAGTGCGGCGTATACCGATTCGGGCGATTACGCGATTGCTGCGAAAGGCGTCACCAATGGAGATAGTCATGACCATGTCGGCGGAGATGGGGCGCAAATCGATCATGGGGGTTTGGGCGGCCTTGGGGATGACGACCATACGCAATATGTTTTGGTTGACAATTCAAGGATGTCGACGGGTGAGTATCGGCATGTCGGCGATTTGGCTGACGATGCGACATTTGATCTGCCCGCCGTCACAAATGGAGGGATGGGTCTGATGGTAGCCGGGGCGGATGAGGAGAGAGCGCAGTTTTCCATTAAATCGGATGGCACTGTGAACTTGATCATGGCCTCGGCAAACGTAGTTGCCAATGCCGATACGGACGCAATGGTGTGTCTCGGAACATCGGTAGCCTCTCCGTGCGTGATCAAAAACAGGTTAGGCGGAACGAAGGCGATTCTATTGCAGCTTTGGTACAATTAAAGGCGGATCAACTGCGAAACAATGAAAGATTTAAAGGAGGTCTGAGATGAAAAGATGGTTTGCAGTATTTGTGACGGTTGCTCTCGTTTTGTCCGGGGTTGCGTGGGCAGAACAGAAAGTGGGCGGGCAGTAGAGGAACCTTAAATGGCTGAAACGAACGAAAACCTCGTCAAGTTGATCACGGGCAGGCAGTCGAAACTTGAAAGCGAGAAGTCGAATTTCTGGGACCGCTTTCAGGAGGTGGCCGACTATGTCTGTCCGCACCTTGAAGACATGCGCGGCAACCTTAAGCCGGGATCGAAAAAGGGGTCGAAGATTTATGACGGCACGGCGGAAGGGGCCGCGGTCCTGGCAGCGGACGGGATTCACGGATACCACGTTTCCCCGGCCTTCCCGTGGTTCAAATACATAATGAACCGCAAGAAGGCAAACGCCGTTCCCCAGGTAAAGGAATGGCTGCAGGAAATCGAGTTCAATATGTACATGGCCCTGAACCGGTCGAATTTCTATTCCGAGATGTGGCCCTACATCTACGACGGCTTCACGATCGGGACGGCGCTGATCTACCCGGAAGAGGATCTTGCGGAGACCCGGATTATCTTCGAGACCGTTCATCCGGGGGAAATCTTCATCTCTGAAAATAAGTACGGCGAGATCGATATCCTGCATCGGAAAAGGAAGCGGACGGCAAGGCAGTTGATTCAAATGTTCGGGGCGGAAAACTTAACCCCAGCCGTCAAGATCACTTACGAGACTCAGCCGTTTCAGGAGTATGAGATCATCCATGCGGTGTTCCCCCGCGAGGAATATGACGAACGGTTACAGGATGCTAAAAACAAGCGATTCGCCTCTGTGTGGCTTCTGAGCGCGGGAAACCATATCTGTCGGGTTTCGGGATTCGATTTTTTCCCCTACCACGTTTGGCGGTACATGAGGACCGGTAAAGAACCATATGGGATCAGCCCCGCGATCCTGGCGATGGCCGACATCAAGGGCCTGAACCTGATGAGCAAGACAATGCTCGGGGTCGCCCAGCTTGCAGTGGACCCGGCTTATAATGTTCCGTCATATCTCCAGGGAAAGGTGCAACTGAAGCCCAGAGGCCTCAATTACCTGACGAATTTTCAGGACAAGATAACGCCGGTCAACACGGGCAGCGGTTTCCCTATCGGCATCGACCGGGAGCAGGCGAAGCAACGGGCAATCAAGGAGCGCTTCCATGTGGATACGTTCCTCATGCTGGCAAATCTTGAGGGCAAAGGACAGCGAACGGCTTATGAGGTCTCGGAGATGATGGCCGAGAAGGCCGCTGTTCTGGGGGCGGAGCTCGGACCGCTGAACATGCAGCTCGATCAAATCCTGGAGCACGTTTACAATATCGAGCTCGCCGCCGGAAGGATGCCCGGACCGCCGGACATTCTCTACGAGATGGCGGGGACCGATCCCTATTTGAGATTCGATCCGGTTTACATGGGACCGCTGGCTCAGGCCCAACGCGAGAGGTTTCAGAAAGACGGGATCAGGAAATTCTTCGCGGAAGTTTCTCCCCTGGTGCAGTTGAAACCGGAATCCCTCGACAATCTCGACGCCGACAAGACCTTCCGGATTTTGGCCGACAGCAACGGCGTCCCGGAAGAAATACTCAAGGGGCCGGAAGACGTAGCGGCGATACGACAAGCGCGCCTTGAGGCGATGCAACAGGAAACTCAGGCGGAGAACGCCGAACGAGCCTTGCAGGGAATCAAAACGGCGACGGAGGCCGATAAGAACACGGATGGCCGGATGTCGGCCATGATGGGGCAGATGATGGGAGGAGGCGCGGGTGCATAGGTTAGACACGTTTCCGAACAATGATCTAATTTCAAAGTATAGACAGGTTTTTTCGAGTCGGGCAGGACAAGCTGTTTTGGTGCATATGTTCTATGATTTAGGGGCCTTTATAGAGATTTCTGACGCCCCGGAGGATGTTTCACTAAGAAATTATGGCACGAGGCTTATTAAAATACTCGGCGGCGGAGAAGTGGACGAAAACACGATGATGGAATTTACGAAACGGCTGATGAAACAGCCTCTACCGAAAGAAATCAAGGAGGAATGATTTTATGGCAGGAGAATGGTTGGCTCAACTACCTGAAAACCTGAAGGCAAACGAGAACTTGACCTCTCACGCGACATTGGGTGATTTCGCAAACGCCCATATCGCCACGGTGGGAAAGGTCTCTGAACTGGATGGGAAGGTAAAGGAATCGGATGGAAAGGTGACTGACCTGACGAAACGCCTTGAGAATGCTCTTTTTGTACCGGGTGAGAAGGCAACCGATGCGGAAAGTGCTTCGTTTTACACGAAGCTCGGCAGGCCGGAAACGGCTGATAAGTATTCAATAACCAAACCTGCGGACCTTCCCGAAGGCATTCAGTACAGTCCCGAAGTTGAAACGGCCTTTAAGCAGATTGCCTATGAAAGCGGTCTTTCCGATGGTCAAGCCGGGAAACTCTACGGCTGGTATTACGGCCTCGTCAAAGCCGGACATGTGCAGCAGGCAAAGGCCGAAAAGGACGCTACGGAAGCGGCTGTCAATAAACTCAAGGATGAGTGGAAAGGCGATGCGTTCAAGGTCAATTCAGAACTGGCGGCGCGGGCCTTCAAGAAATTCGGGGGCGATTCCCCGGAGGTGGCGAAGTTCATCACGGAAACCAAAGTGAACGGCGTGGCCCTGGGTGATCATCCCGTTTTTCTGAAGGTGTTTCACGCGATCGCAAAGTCGGTTTCCGACGACTTTTTGATTGCCGGCGGAAGAGGGGGCGCGGGTGGGGAAACCAGCGATGAAGAAAAGGCAAAGGCGCGGTTCCCTGTAACGTACAAAAAATGAAGGAGGTAGCCGAATATGGCGACTTTAACAAGCACATACAGTTTGGTCGAACAGGCCAAGCGGATTGATCCTTCAGGGCAGCAGGCTCAGATCGTTGAGGTCCTGAACCGGAAAATGGGGGAGATTCTTACGGAGGCTCCCTGGCTCCCGTCCAACGATGTCTGGACGAACAAGACGACCCGCCGGGGTACGCTCCCCACGGGCAGCAGGAGAAAGCTCAATCAGCGCATTTCGCAGTCTGTATCGAGAACGACCGAGATTATGGATGTGATCGAGCAGCTTGAGGATTATTGCGATGTGGATGTGGCGTTGGTAGACTCCATGCCTTCTCCGGCTGTTTTCAGGTCCGGCGAAGTGGATGCGTTTGTCGAGGGTTTAGGGCAGACCATCGTTTCCGACATCCTCTACGGCAATTCCAATGCGGACCCCGACTCCATGCACGGCCTTGCGCCCAGGCTCAACACGCTTGATGCGCGGTTTGTGATCGGGGCGGGCGGATCGGGCGGCGACACCACCAGCGTGTATGTCATCACATGGGGACAGGCCACGGCTTATCTGATCTATCCGAAGAACATGGCCGCAAATCTCGGCGTGCAGCACACCGACAAGGGACAGGTTACGTCGGAAAACGCCGACGGGTTGATCGAGGTTTACCGCGATCATTTCATGGTCCGTTGCGGCATGGTGGTCAGACATCCTCGCGCAATCGGAAGAGTGGCGAACATAGAAGCCGCGGGCGTCGATAATATTTTTAACGAGGACAACCTGATCACCCTGTTGAACAACATGGAAACCGGACCGGGCACGCGGATTTACTGCAACGAGGTCATCGCGACCCAGGCGCAGATCCGCTGCAAGGATAAGAACAATGTTTATTGGACGCCCGGCAATGCCGCCCTGAGCGGTGAGCCTTTCGTGTATTTTTCCGGCGTTCCCGTTCGCAAGATCGCGCGGGAAATCCTGCTCAATACCGAGACCGTGGTGGCGTAAATCAAGGAAAGGAGGACAAGTTAATGCCTATTATGGACGATCAATTGCTTCTTTGCGAAGCTCAGAGTATTGCGGCTGCGGCTGCGGGTTCGACGGTTTCAACCAACGTCATTTATCTTCCGCAGGTGCGCGATCACAAAGCGGCCCTGATGAACGACAGGCCGAACGTCAGTGATCGGTTACACCTCAACATCGTTGTTGAGGATGAAGATCTGCTCGCCGCGGTTGACGGATCGGTTGTGACTTTCGAGCTGTATAATGATACCGATGCGGTTCCGACGACGGGCGGGGACGTGATTGTTACGAAGGCGATCACGGAAAACACGCCTACTGAACATCCGGACGGTACGCAGATTTGCAGCATTCCGCTGCCGGCGGATCAGTTGAAACCCTATTTCGGACTGAAAACAAGCATTGCCACGCAGGAGCTTTCCACGGGCAAGATCACCGCGTGGATTGGCGGGCCGATTCAGCAGGGCGGCAATCCGTAACCGTTAACTGATAACCAAGGATCGGGCGGGTCCTGCGCCCGCCCGATTTTATGGTGGAGGGGGTTAATCTATGAACGGAAGAATAGCTGATGAAGAGAAATGGAAGATCGAGGGCGATGTCCGCACCTTGAAAGAGGGTGAAATGATCAAGGCAGATCCGGTACGCCTGAAGAAGGCCATGGAGTTGATGGATGAAGAGATACAGGCCATGATGAAAATCCATACGCGGGCAAGCATGGAAGATGAGGCCCGGAAGAAATTTCCTAAGACCTATGGAGAAGTAAAGGCATGAAAAATAGCAACCTGTTTTATGCCATTGTAATTGCCTTGTTATTCCTGGCCGGATTTCTAAAAGGATGGTGGGACTGATGCCGACGCCGAATGAAAATGAATCCAAAAAGGATTTTGTCAGTCGCTGCATCCCTGTCGTGCTCGGAGAGGGGACTGCAAAAGACGAAAAGCAGGCCGCGGCGATCTGTTATTCCATGTTTGAGAGTCATGGGAAGGAAAGCCATGCAAAGAAACGATTCCCTAAAACTTATAAATAAGGAGGCGTTATGAAGTTTCATGTGGATCGAACATTTCAGTTTAAGGGGCGGATCATAAGGGAGGGAAACACGCTCGATGTTACCAAGGCAATTGTTGAAGAGGAGATTGCCAAGGGAAAGCATCCGAAACAGATGGGTGTCTTTTTATCCGGCCTGCTGAACTACTGCCTCCCGGCAGATGAAGAAACGGCTGCCTTCGTTTCCAAGGGAACGGGATTCAAGGTTGAAGTTGTGGAAGAGGAAAGCGACAAGGAAAGCCCCGATGAGATCACATCCCTGCGGGTGGCTTTTGGTGAAATCGGGGCGGCTTATGACAGGAGATGGGGCCTGCAGAAACTCAGAAATGAACTTTTGAAGGCTAAAAAAACGAGGGGGCAATAACCCATGTCGGCTTCCGAAGTGCAGATCTGCAACCTCGCGTTGCTGAAATTTGGCACGCTGACTATTACCTCGCTTGACGACGCCACCAAGGAGGCGCGGGCCTGCAAAGTGTTCTATCCGATTCTGCGGGATCACCTCATTTATTCCCATCCGTGGAATTTCTCCATGAAACGAGTCGACATTAGCGCCCAGCTCGCCGATACTCCGGCCTTCCAGTGGGATTACGCCTATACGATCCCCGCCGACTGCCTGAGGGTATGGGAACTGTATGGCTCGGATGCCGAATGGGTTGTTGAAAGCGGCAAACTCCTGACAAATCAGGATGAGGAAATCTACATCCGATATATTTCGGAAGTAAAAACAACGGGGATCTTTAGTCCGTCGTTCGTCAACTGCCTGGGAACTCTGCTCGGGGCGGAACTCTCCGCGAAACTCGCCGGCGACAACAAATTGAGAATTTCGCTTCTTGAAGAGCTCCACAAGATTCAGTTGCCGGCGGCCTATGCGCTGAATGCAATGGAAGGGAACAGGCCCCGGCATAAGGACGAACAGTCGCTGGATAAGGGTAATTTTTCGTGGCAGACAGAAGGTCGGTAAATGGCTTATTTGATTCAAAAGTCTTTCAATGGTGGCGAATGGAGTCCCTTGATGGAGGGGCGCGTCGATCTTGAGAAGTATCAAAATGCCTGTTATCGGCTTGAGAATTTCATCACCGACCCCCGCGGACCGGCTGTTTTCCGGCCCGGTTTCAAATACGTCAACGGCACAAAGAACCATTCCAAGGCTTCACGGTTGATTCCTTTTGAGTTTTCCGTCACTCAGGCATATCAGATTGAATTCGGCGATCAGTACATAAGATTTTTC